ATATATACCAGTAGCCGTAAGCGTTGCGGTTGTTGCGTTTGGCAAGTCTACCCATGTTGTGCCACCGTCTGGGCTTAGCTGAACCTTGGCTACAAGCGTAGGCGTAGTTCCTGTGACTGTGCCTATGTCAAAAACTATAAACACCCCTTTACCAGATGCATTCGCTTGTGTTGCCCCGTTAAAAGTTGCTGTCTTCGCACCTGTATCTCCTGTTGTCGTTACCCCGGGTAATTGTGGATTTGAAAGTATAGGTGTAGTATTAGGCGTGTTACCTATTTGCGCCGTCCATGTACCAGATTGTGACGCTGTCATTAGCAAGTTGGAAGCCGTGCCATTGCTTATGACATTCAAAGATGTACTAAGCGGGGTTTTTATAAAATTAGAATAAGCTCTTATTACACCACCCGTAATAGTGGTAGCTATGCGTACACGCATATATCTAAAGGAGCATGCCCCTTCGTATATTATCGCACTTGATGTTGCTGTAATCGCCGTAACTATTGGAACACGTACAACTAGTGATGAGTTATAAACTGGTATAGCTACAAAGTTTGTATTATCATTAGACCCCTCAAAGATAAAAGTTCCCCCCGTCCCGCTTGAAAGTATTTGAATTGAAAAAGACCTATATTTACTTACATCCGTAGAGCCCGTCCCTGCTGTTGTTGGTATAATATTCGCAATGGTTGCACTTTGCGATGACTGTCCATTAATAGTTAAATCAATATCATTTTCAGTAGGTCTAATAGTTCCATACGCTGTATTTAAGTTCAACAACGTTGTAGTAGACGCACCTGTATTTGTCACAACTACTTGTAAATAGTTCCCGTTTGCAACGTCTGAAATCGCAAAATCACTTGTACTTGCAGTGTATACGTATGTTCTTGAAAATACTTTGTATGCCCCTGCTGCGTCTATGTACTGATTAATAGTAATAGTAGCATTTTGGTCAGAGAAAAACAATATAGAGTAATCAGATTGGTCTGGGATAGCCTCAATCGTGCCAGTGAATATAGCAGCAGAGGCTAGTTGCGTAGTCGTTGTATTCTGGCCACTTGCGCTATATTGAAAGATTGTTTTAGCCGTGTTTACTTGGCCGTCCGTGCCTATGTTTACTTTATTAGTTGTGCCAGGCGTTGTTTGGTCGATGCCAACAGAGCCTATTACGGCAGACCCCGCAATAATTGAACATTCAGAAGGGACTTTGCCCCCACTTAACGCAGGTGTTTTAGTGTTAATCGCTGCGAGTGTAGTCTCTGTTGATGCTCCAGCTGGCAAAGGTAAAGACGCAGCACTTACTGGCTGTGTGTCTGCTGGCTTTGTGCGTGTGCTTAAAGCTACATCTAAGTTATCAGTCTTAGCCTTTATGTCAGATAAGATAGTTTGTTGCTCTGATGAAAGCGTAACAGGTGCGCTATTTGCGCTCGTTGCTTGTCCATTAGGATTATTAGGTGTATAGCTCATTATATTATTACCCAGTTAGTGTTGTTAGAAATTAATGTCAAAGAAGTGTACGCAACAGTTAAGCTTATAGAAGTGCTCCCGTCTATTGTTTGTGAACTAGTTGTGTTTAACGTAGTCGTGCCGCTTGTTAATTTAATAGTGTATTGATTAGCGTTACCTACAGCAGTAGGTAATGTAAGCGTGTTTGTTCCTGTGCAAATCACAACGTAATCAGTCTTAACAGTAGCACCAAGCGTACTTGTAACGCCTGATACGTTTGATATACTTCTTATTATTCCAGAGCCTTGCGCAACCGCTAAAGAGCGTACCCAAACATCATTCTGTAAAGCTTCGTAATTGTAATAATAAGTATCTGTTGCATCTTGGCCTATGAATTTTTCGCCTCCAAACGTTCCAGAAGTTACACCACTTGTAGCCCCTACGTAAGAGCCGTTAATCCAATCTCCGCTTGCTCCCGCTTGTAGTTTAGTTTTATTACCTACACTTGTTCCGCTTACTACTGGCACTCGTTCCCATGTCTTTACGCCGTCGGTAACAGACTCATAATATTCTACACCATCTGGTGAGGGTGCAGAAGGGTCTGCGTCAATAGACGTTGCAAGCGTGTTCCACACGCCTCCGTAATAACATTCAAATGCTAATGTAGTAGTGTTGTATCTTATCGTTCCTGCTGTAGGGCTTACATTTCTGTCCGCTGTTGCTCCAGCAGGAATAACCATCCCTTGAATGCCAGCAATAACAGGATTTGCAGCAATATCAATAACAGGGGTCGCACCTCCAGTAGATGTAATTTTGTTAGCCGTGCCACTTACAGAAGTAACGCCAACGCCTCCGCCACCTTGCACCCAATCGCTATCGTCGTTATCCCAAATGTAATTAATAGCATCCGTACCAATGCCCGCATCTACAACAGCATAATCTCCTGAAATGCCTGTAGGCACAGCGGTTTGAAGTGCAACAAGCGAAGTATAAACGCCTTTAAAATGCGTTACAGGGATATCAGAAGTATATGCAACCGTTCCACTTAAATCCCTCCATGCTATATTCCTGCCCGTTGTTAGTGCGCTTAAATCGAATGTTATATTTTCTGAACTTGTTCCAACTTTAAAACCTGTCGATAAATCTAATATGCGAGACCCAGAAGTTTTTAAAAACAATCTACTCCCTATGTTTATAGCATCATTACCACTTGTATCTAATATCTTTCTTACCCTTACTGCGTCATTCCCGTCAAAATCTAAATCACCCGTCATAGGAACAGAGCCGTTTGAAAGGAAATCTCCAGAGGGCATTAAACTACGTGCTACTGTCTTTGAGACCCCACCTTGATTTATTACAAATATATCCGTCGAATTTGAAGCGGAAGCAACAGGTAACTCGCTTATTTTTTTATCACTCATAAATAATTCTCTCGTCTAATTCTGTTGTTATAATTTCGAGCAATTCGGTTAATAAATACCCCCCTACAGTCTCAAACACTTCAAATATATCGGTACTGAAAATATACCCTTTATTATCTATTTCAGCAACAAATACAGGCGTAAAAGCCTCTGTTCTTTTAAACTTTGTATTTAAGTCTATAAATTCATCCAAGCCAATTCCGACACTATTACATATTGAAATGGCAAATTTAATGTCAGCGTATAATTGTAATGACATATCGTAGGGCGACTGAAATTCGCGCTTATTCCATTCATATTCTTTTGCAATTTCTTTCTTACCATACTGTATAACTATTAAGTTTTTTTGTTCAATTAAAGGTAAATCTGAAAGCCATAAATCAGAACAATCAGAATCCCATGAAGTAGTATATTTAACTACGTCTTTTGCGTTTTCAATTCCATTAAATAACGCTATATCCCAAATCGTTTGGCCATACTCGATAATCATACTCCAACAGTTATCTTCCCCTGAGCATCTACTTTTATTAATGGATTTTTATACCCGTCACTTTCAAGTTCTTTTTTTATCTCTTTAGAAATAGCACTTATATCAATCGAACTATTTAAATATTTCATCACCCCAACTCCAAGGAATGGGCTTAATTTATACCATCCTTTTTCTGCTTCAATAATGTCCTGAACATATTGATTGTCGCTATTCCCAATCAAGAAATCATTGACATCAATTTGTAAATCATTATCTATTAATAAAACATCCTTTCTCATTGTAAAATTTTATCGTTTGCCAAATCAGATTCTAACGTAATAGGGGCAATAGGGTCTACCGTTGCGTATAAAGGAGCGAACGGATAAGTCCCACTAGGGGCTAATGGGATAGTCGTTGTTTTTAACGTGTTCAAAAGAGTATTTGTCAATTCCTCCAATGCGTTAATTTTTTTTACCAACTCCTTAACAAGCACCATCCCGCCGTTATCACCATTATTATAAATTACATTATCGCATGTAATTTCAATTTTCGCTACCTCTGTAACCAAAGAAATAAACGCCTCAAACGTTTGATACCTTGTTACCATTACAATACTACCTACTTTAGGTGTTATTAAAACGCCGTCCGTAAGCCCTGCATTCAATCGAACATCTAAGAAGTCTGCACTCCCATCAATAGGCTCACAATCGCAAACAAAACCGTCTACATTAATAACCGTGCACAACTTAGACTGTATTACTTCTTCTCCCTTAAACGAACGCAATACCTCTTTTAAACTCTTATCCACTTGCTCTCCCGTCTATTTTTACAACTTGCCTAAATCCGTTAATGCCAAATTCAGTTTCTACACCTTCAACAAAGTAAGTGCCATTTCTATCTAAGTTCTTAGGGTCGTATATTTCTACCGTGTCCCCAAAATTAATTTTAATGTCTCCAAATGTTGTAAAGTCGCCAGACAAACCCGATACTTTAAGTCTTTTAATTTCATTCTCTGCCAATTTTTTCATTGTCTCTTTATCCACATCATAGAAGTGTAACACTCTCGAAGCCCCCCCACTATCGCCTACCGTTACCTCTTCTCTTTTATTATCTTTGTTAATCGAGATACATTTAACCTCTAACTTAATGTCTTCCGAGCGTTCATAATTTAAATTATCGCTTATAATCGCATTATTAAATTCTCGATAAATATTCTTTGGTGTGAATTTAATTTTATCACCATTAGAGTACGTGGTGTCGCCCGTATAATAAGCCATTCCGCAGTATAAAATGCCATCAACAAAATATGATACTAGCCCGTAATTTTTTTCAATATATTCCAAAACATTGCCTATGCTATCGTTTGTAATTTGAAATGCCCCAATTTGACTATCCACAGCGATAACTTCATATCCTGTTATTAAATCACTTAATAGTTTTTTTATCGTCGTGCTTTTTGTGGAATACTTTGTAATATTTATTTGCTTTAGTTTCCACATTTCATCTTCAAACTCAATTTCAAAAGGACTTTGAATACCTATCTTTGTTATAAACCCCGTAAAATAAGTTTCTAAATTATTGTCGTAACCTAGTTCAATTTTTATCGTGTCACCTACTTTTATTAGTGGTTTACTTGAACTCATCAAATCAGTCCCATACCAAGTAGCTTTACTAGGTAACTTAATACTTCCGCTTTGCGTTAAGTTCTTCCAACTCTTTTTTATACTTATCTGATTAACGTAATCAAAAACGTATTTATCTTTACCTTCAATCGTTATTTTACACGTAAGTAAAAACATTATTCGTTTGAAGATTTAATTATTAATGGTACATCGCTTAAGAAGCTTATCTCATACGGCTGAATGTTATACCCAGTCGGTAATTGGTCAATATTGTAAGACTGAACAACAACTTCATTTATCCCTAATATCTGAGCAAAAGGAGAAATTAATTCTAAATTAGAATTTAAATCTAAAAGCGTCTTTAACGTCTCCACCGCTTGCCTCGGGTAAACCGCCATATCCCCACTGTCTAAGACCCCTTTAATTGTTATAGAGTAGTCTCCTTTTGCTATGTATTCTTTTACTGTTCCATCCCTTCCTTGTAGTTGAGTAGTAACGATGTTCTTGTACATAGAGCAACTAATTAGCGCAGTGTCTAATATTAGTTCAACGTCTTGCATCCCTGCGCTTGTTACGCTTGGATTCTCTACTTTACCTTTTAACCTTATGTCGCAAAATTCATAAACAGGACTCCCGAATCTAGTTCCCCTTACTATTTCGTCTTGATTCGTTTGCAATTTCGACTTATCGAGCAACGCCTTTTTTAAAGCTTGCAACCCAAAAACTTCTAGCGTAAATAAAGGCTTATTAGGAATAGCACTAGAACCAGTGCCAACTGGTAGCGCAAAGTTGCCGCTTGTGTTTTTTGTGTAATTGCTTTGTGGGCTATTAAAATCCATTATCCTAGTGCTATTTGTGAATCATTAACAACTCTTAGTAAAGAGTCAACTAATTTTTTTTCAAAGTCTCTTAATCCGTCCGCTCCTACATTTGTAAGTTGATTTACGTTTTCTTTTATCAAGGAATCAATATTGATAGTTATGCTTGTAGGCTTACCGCCCGCTATACTGCCTACTTCGCCAGATGTTTTTGCGCCTTTTTTATTTTTTTCGTTTATCGGGCCTGAATACATTCCTGAACTAGATTCGCCTTTCCCTGTGCCCATTGCTTTCTCGATAGAGTTCATTGAACCTGCAAGATAATTAGTCTTATCCGCCGTCGTTATTGAGCTCCATAGTTTCGCACCCCCTCCGTCAATGCCCGACTTTATCCCTTTCATTGTGTCTTTTACAACCTTACCAGCTCCCATGAAGTCTCCAGAGCCTATAAGCCTTAATGCTTCTAGCATAGACCACACAATTTTAAATGGAGCCATGAAAGCATTTAAAAGGATTTGCCCAACACCAACAAGCGCCCCCACCATCCCATTTATAACTACTCTGACAAACTCAAATTTCTGATATAAATAAGCCAACGACATTAAAAGCACCCCAATACTTACAACCATTAAAGTAAACGGATTCGTTAAAGCTAAAGCGATTTGCCAAGCTTCCATAATCGCATAATAAGTTATAATTAACCCAATCGCAACACCGAAAGCTTTTACTAGCTCTAAATTTTCTTTTACCCATTTACCGAGCCTTTCTGCCCAATCCATAGCCCTTTGTAAGTAATCTGAGATAGTTAAAACAACAGGTTTTAAATTTCTAAATATTTTATCATAAAAACTCTTTAAAGAATCTCCCAAGTTCGACAATACAACCGCCGTAGATTTAGCCATTGACGCAGAACCACCTGCAAACGCCCCCCCTTCTTTATTGGCCTGCGACAGCGCAAAAGAAAGTAAGTCGTAAGAAACCTCCATCCCTTTTACCTCCTCAGTACTCTTACCTGTTGCGTCTGCTAAAGCCTTGTAAATATTAATACCAGCAAAACCAAATTGTTTAATGTCTAAAGCGGAAGCCTTCCCTATGTTTTTTATCTGCTGCATGTTCGCAGCCATACGCATAAATTCTTCATTACCCTTTCCAGCATAATTAACTGCATTCCCTAAGTTAATCATATCCTCTCTGGCCTTATCCGCACTAAGTCCTGTGGACATCATCATAGCATTAGTTTTCACAAGCTCTTCAACCCCAAATGTTGAGGTTTTAGCGTCTTGCTCTAATCTATTGAATACCTTATTCCCCTCTTCCGCACTTCCTGTCAGGTTGTTTAATTGAATCCTCATGGATTCATAACTCATGCCAACATTCAACACCTCGCCAGCAAATTGCTTTATAGCCCCAATTGCAAAAATGCCACCTGTTACCGCTGCTATCTTGCTTAATCCTGAGTTCATTTTATTAACACCATCATCTACGCCCTTTGCTCCTTGGTTAAAGCTTGCAAAGGCTTTAGAAAACTGGTCTCGAAGTGTTAATATGTAATCTATACTAGTTGCCATTATTATAATTTTGTTTCTTCAGAACCCACTCGACACGGCTATAAGCTCTCGCCCATTCTTCATCATTTAAATTCTCTGGTATTAATTTTAAATAAAAAGCGATAACCGCATTTATTTGTTCATAAACACCGCTATCGCTTTCCTCTACCTTTAACTTAATTAATAAGTTATCGCAGTCGTTTTTTTTAGCTCCATCACACGCCCTAAATGCTCCGCAAGGCTCATTAGTAACATAGGGTCAGTGTATAACTCAGGGCTCGTGTAACCCTTGATTGCAACTGAGTTAAAGATTAACTCATTCGCAAGGACAGGGTCATTACTTGCCACGCTCAAAGCTTTACTGAGCGTGTTCCTGTCAAGCTTATAATGTAAGCAAGCGTGAAAGCCTCCCTCTACATCAATGACGGTAAATTTGCCGTACTTCGCTTTAATTTCTTGTATCTGTTCTTCTGTTAATTCCATGCTTTAAATTAGCATTAAATTGCAGCATTTCCAAATTCAATATTCCCAATTATTAGAGGGACTTCGCTTTCTATCTTCATATCTCCGCTCGAAACGTCTCTCCCGTTTTCTTTGAACCTGCAACCTTTTAAAATATCACTAACACGCTTGACACCTGCAACGTCATACGTTACTGTAATATCAAACTCTGTTATATTCTGTATTCTCCCAAGCGGCGCGATGGCTCTAAGATTCACGAGCTCCTCCATATATAGAGTAATTGAACCTTCAAAACTTACTTTGCCTAAACCTCTCCCATAAGGGAAATTACCAGCCCCGTAAGTGTTTTCCATTTCTTGAATATCTTTATAAGATATTTTAGAAACGCCTGTAAAAACACCGCCTAGAGCACGTATAACAATCGTGCCCCATGAATAATTTACGCCGTTTATTAATGTACCAGCCATTTAATTATAATTTAGTTGTGAAACCTACTTTAACATTTATAAACTTCGTTGCACCTACTGGTATAATCTTAATTGTAACGTACAATGTGCTTGTAGTTATTACATCTTGATTAGGGTCTATTACAACGGCTCTATCTGAAATCTCAGCATTTGAAAGCATCGAATCTAAAGGCGTTAAACATGAAGTTGTAAAATCGTCAACAACATCACCACTTAACGTCCCATCAGACTTAACGATTACAGGGCTATTTAACCTTGGCAACATCGCAGCCCGCACTAGTCTTATTGCTTTGTCAATCGTTCTGTTTAAGCGAATCTTAGAGTAGTCAGACGTTTGCGCTATCGCTGTATTATCGTCGTTCCAGTATGACCCTGTACGACCTACAAACTTGCGTAAGAAAGTGTATCTTTTATTCTCCAACGCAACAAGTGAAGCGTCTGAAAGTGTTGAAACTTGAACCAAGTTCAAGACCCCCACGCTCTCTAATTCTGTTCCATCGCTTGCGTTATATTGCGCAACCCATGCAATGGAGTCAGAAACTTTTGAAGCTGAAATAGTACCTAATAAATACCCCCCTGCTCCAATAGTCTTGCCGTACATATTAGATAAGAAATATCCAGTCCCTCCCATATCGCACGCTACATTCACCATTACATCAGATGCCGTATAAGTGCTAAGGTCTGTAATCGTCGAAACAGTATCCGTAAACGCTGTTTGGAGTATCAACTCCATTGGCATGTATAAATCACTTAATTGATTGTAGATACTTTGCAACACAGTTACCTGTGATGCGCTGTATGTAGTGCCTTCAACAGACACCATACATTGTCTGATTTTGCCAACGCTCGCAATTTGCAAATCATATACTTGACTAAAAGTATAACCACTTACAACAGTTGACCACAATAGCCAAAGTGTTCCGCTTGGATTAGCTCTAAAGTATTCTGACATGTAATAGTGATACTGTTTATTGTTATCTTTAACACCACCAGAGAAAGCAGCACCAGCCGAGAAAGTAATCGTGCCAGTTATTACTTTAGTTGTTGTAATTGTGTTAAAGAATGACCCATACATCTTAGGAGCTACATACGTGATTAATCCAGCAACATTTGAGGCTGTAAATCCTGTTGTGCCTTTGTTAATCTCCGCACAAATAGATGCAGCTAGAATAGTTACCGTTGTATCTGTGCTCTTAACCGTGTAAGTGCATAATGTTACAGTATAAGGAGAGCTAACAAGTTTAATTGTTACTACATCACCAGTAGCCCCAACAGCGGTTACCGTATCTGTTCCTGTTGCACTAGTAGCCCCTGAGTAATCACCTTTAATGCCTAATGCTTCCGCATCTTCTGGGCTATAAATAGTAACTACCTGACCATTGGTTAACCCAGAAGGTAAAGTAGCATTATAGATAACCATTCCAGATATAAAGTCTTCGTTTGCGCTTGGGAATCCTAGCCCATTTGCAGAACGTGAAAGCGTTACGTTACTTAGTGCCATTCGTTTTCTTTTTAATTTCTTCCACTGGTTCAGCTATCGCCTCTCCCTTTAGAACTATAAGCTCTACGCCTTTTAGTTCGCTTCTTAAAAAGTCGATGTCCGTGTTGTAGTATATCTCACCTGCATCAGTTACGACGCAGTTGTTAACACTATTTAAGTCGATACAAAACTTTTTAACAAGCTCTTTTGCTTGCTCTTTTGTCATATTAAAAGGGGGCTTTTACGCCCCCGTTAATTATTGCTGAATGATACCAACTATACCCTCACCTGATGTTCTTAATTTAGAAGCACCATGCATTACTAGAGCAGAGAAAATTGAACCATAATAATCTGGTCTATCTTCTTGTGAAAACACTTTAATATCTCCAAGCGCACGAGATGCAGCAGATTTAGAAATCAATAATGCACCGTAGTTATCAGTAGCAGCAGGAGAAGAAGGAATACCAGTGTCGGCAGTTGCCTTAATTACGCCTGATGTGTCGTAAACAACTACACTAGAGCGTACGATAATTTTACAGCCCAATAACATTGGAAGCTTTCCAGAAATTTGAGTTTCTGCGCCAAATTGCAAGTATTGAGAAATGCCAGAATCGGCCATTAATTGCCAGTACATGTCAGCAGGTACAATTAAGAACCTTTCTTCATTTGGATTAAAGTTAGATTTGTCTAAGATTCTCAATGCAGAACGCAAGTCAGCAAGGACAAAACCGTTACGAGTGCCAGTAGCAGAAGGAGCTAAAGCCGTAGCAACCGCTGTACCAGAGGTTCTGACAGAGTTAGCTAAAAGTGCTGCCCATGCGTACAAAGTTTTGTTTGCAATAGTATCAGACAATGTTGCGATACTATTCGCTAATAAAGAGTTTCTTTTATCGTAAGACAATTGAAGAGTGTCGATATTAGGTAAAAATAACGGGTCAGTAGTATACTCAGTTAGCGAGTAGGTAACCTCCGCGTCAGTTCTGCCTGCAATAGTCGCAGGGAATGAAGAGCGACCAGCTACAACCGCAGGGCGTGCGCCTGCTTGTGGAACGTGTACCGTTTTAAAGTTGACAAAGCCAGAATGGTCTAACCCTACATTTCCTAGGAATGTATTATTTGCATATAAATTTTCTTGGATGTCCTTAATCCAAATTTCTTGTTGTAATGCCATTGTTTATTTTAGTTTAATGTGAATTATTTTTTATAAAAGTCGTTGTACATTTGCTCAAAAACATGAGGCAATTCGTTTTTAATTTCCTCTAGTTCTTTAGGGGCTTTTTTCTCGTAATCTCTGAAAGTCCAACCATCCCTGCCTTCTTTAACAGCAGTAGAATTTTTAATATCAATTACAGGAGCGATTTTATTAACCTTCAATGCATCTATTACCGCTTTGGTGTCTTCAAAATTATAATTAACTAATTTTAAAAAAGACTCTTTAGCCTCGGCGTTTATCTTGCCGTCTAACACAGCATTTTCAATAAGGACTATCCCTTCTTTTTCTGTTTTCTGTTTTTCTACTTCATTTTTCAATGCTTCAAACTCCGCAGTAATAGAA